GATGCGCAAGGTCAAGGTCATCGACATCTCGAGCTTGCTGGGCGGCACCGACCACTCGATGTGGACTGACGGTGAGAAAGAAGACAACGGAGAACAACCAGCCCCGGGTGATGGTGTGGGTGACCAACCGGGTCAAGGAAGTGGCAGCGGTGATGGTGAAGACATCAAGAACCGAGGCTTCGGTGGCTCGACGTTCAAGGACCTGACGTCCGACGAGCTGCTGTCTCAGGCTCACCGCATCCGAGAGCAGCTCAAGCAAACGATGCGTTCAGTCGTTCGCTCGATGGGCGGCATCGGGCGCGGCACGTTGCCCAGCGGCCTGGAGGAGTGGCTTGACGCCTACTTGGCTGAGCCCATCGTGCCGTGGTGGGAAATCTTCGCGACGCGCGCGAAAATGTCTCGTACGTCGAAGTACCGGCGTAGCGTCGCGCAACCCAATCGCATGCTTCTGGCGTTGGCCGAGGAGGACGTCTGCATCATCCCCACCCCGGGGCGTGTGCGGGACAAAGCGTGGCGCGTGTTCCTCTACGTCGATACGTCGGGTTCGATGTCCACCGAATCCCTCGAGATCGTCAAGAGCGAGCTGCAGCACATGTTGGCCGTCGATGACAACATGGAGATCCGTTACATGCAGGGCGATGCGGCGACGCACCTCGACGTGTTGCTGCGTTCGGGAGACGAGATCCCCAAGACCATGACAGGACGTGGAGGTACTGACTTCGATGCCTACTTCATCCATATGAAGCAGTACACCAAGGACGACAGCAAAGCACCCGACATCGTCGTGGTGTACACCGACGGCTATGCACCTGCGGTCAGCCCGTCGAATCATCTGCCGCATGAAATTCCGGTGTTGTGGCTCGTGACGCCTCAGCACAGTGAGCACTTTCACGAAGGGTATGGCGAGATTCTCGTCTGCGACCCTGCGCACAACGAACGCTACAAGAGCTGACCATGAACTGGGTGGACGATAGCGGTGTCGTTCATCACGGCCTCGGCATGGCGCGTGTAGACGGACATCCGCGTGTGGGAAGAACCCGCAAGACCCACCGTTACGTGACGTGCCTATGGTGCGTCCAATCCATTCACAAGAAAACATCAAGAGTTAGAAGGATAAGAAGATGATCCACCACAGCGAGAAGGACTACGACGTCGCCCTCGGCGAGGCAACCGCCGGCTTCAAGGCCAAGCTCGAGGAGATGATCCACAGCACGCAGCAGAGCGCGATGACCGTCATCGAGAAGGTCCAGCGCGAGACGCCGGTCGACCGCATCGCGGACTCGACGACGCTCCAGTTCATGGTCGACGGCAACGACACCAAGACCATCGTGATGGGGCTGCGCAACAAGAAGGCCAAGAACTACTTCGAGGAGGGACTCCACAAGAACGCGCTCGACCAGGTCTGCGAGCGCGCTGGCGTTCCGGGAACGTACGTCAACCGGCTGCTCGAACGGCCCTACGGTCGCGAGCTGATCGTCGAGAACCTGGCGCGCATCTTCAAGGAGGAGGAGAACAAGAAGCTCCTCGTCCGGTCGGTCGGTGACCAGGTGCGCGGCGTCCTGTCGAACAGCTTCAAGCGGATGGACTCGGGTCCCATCATCGAAGCGTTCGCGGCGGCGTGCGGCAAGATCGGCGCGGTGCCTGTCGAGGGCATCGGCGGTGACCTGCGCTGGGCGGTCAAGGCCATCCTGCCGATGGTGTTCCAGCCCTCGGCGAAGCGCGGTATGGAAGAGGTCCTGGCGTTCGGGCTGCAGCTCTCGAACTCCGACTTCGGCAAGGGCGTGCTCGGTCTCAACGCGTTCTGCACGCGCCTGGTCTGCACGAACACGGCGACACTCGAGCAGGTCATGCGGCAGGTCCACCTCGGCAAGCGCCTGTCGGACGACATGGAGTTCAGCAAGGAGACCTACCTGCTCGACACCAAGACGCAGGTCTCTGCGGTCCAAGACATGGTCCACCAGGTGCTCGCGCCCGACAAGGTGAACGCGCTCGTGGCGCGCATCGGCGAGGCGCTCGAGAAGCGCATCGACCCGAAGGAGGCGTGGACGGAGCTGCCGAAGATGGGCCTCCTCAAGGGCGAGGTCGACAAGGTCAAGGAGCTGTTCACCGACGGCGACGTCGAGATGCTCCCGCGTGGCACGACGCAAGCACGGCTGTCGAACGCGGTGAGCTGGTTCGCCAAGAGCGCGGCGACGGCCGAGCGTCGCCTCGAGCTGGAGGAGATCGCCGGACAGTTGCTGCTGCCGCCGGTGAAGGTGAAGGCGGCGGCGTAGTTCGATACGAGCCTGCTGCTGGAGCCTCACAAGGGCGATGAAGGCTTGGGCTCGGATGCCGCGCGCGACCTTTGCGGACACTACCCCCTCGAGCGCGCTGTAGAGGGGGATGCGTTTTTTTTGATCAGCCTGGAACGTACGGGATCGACGTCGGGTCGAAGTCGGGACACACCACGTAAACGGCGGCGAGTGCGGCTGCCGTCGTCGCGTTGGCAGCCGTCAAGAGTTGCGCCTGGGTGATCTGGTTACCCTGTGCGGTGCCCAACGCGGTGGACGACGTCGTGAGATCGTTCTGGCGCGCGACCTGATAGTTGGTCGCGTTCGTGAGAGCGGTCTGCGCATCGGTCAGGTACCCCGGCATCGCGCTCTGTTGCGCGGTGGCCGTTCCGATCGCCGCATTGGCCGCCGCCAGTGCTGCGTTGAACGCCGCGATGCCCACGCCGCCCGGGTTGGCCGACGCAAACGTCGAGCCCGCGGTGTACAGCGCCATGAACGCCGTGAGCTGTGTCCCGTACTGCGTGACCGTCGTCGTGAACTCGTTCTTGACGAGCGTTGTGTTGGTGACGAGCGTCGTCGCGCCCAGGACCAGGCTCGACTTGTACGTGTAGTCGGCCTGCGCTGCGAGGAGCGCTGCATCAGCGGCGTTCTTCGTTTGCAGCTGCGTGTAGCCCGCTTGCTTGGCCGCCGCGTACGCGTTGATGAGCGCCGTCTTCTGCGACGGGTCGACCGTTGGGAACGTGTAGTACGCTGGCGTCGGGTCTGGCGCGTTGAAGTTCGTACGGAACGAGATCCAGTCCGTGATGAGCGCGTTGACGCGGTCCTGGAACGCCTTGGCTGCATCGTTGGCAGTCTCGAGCGTGTCGTAGCGGTTCGTCGATGAGTCCGCGAGGTACTCGATGCCGTTGAGCCCGGGTGCGGCGATCCCGGGATCTCGTCCGATCGGAATCAAGGACAGGTCCGCGAGGTTGGCGACCCGTGCGAGCGTGTCTTGGGTCGGATCCAAGACGTTGGAGACCGTCAACACGAACACGTTGAGGTGCGGGAGCTGGTCAGGGATGATCGCCGAGACCATCCGGCTGGTGATCACGAAGGATTCGTCGGCGTACGGAACCAGCTCGACGTGCCGCTCTTGCTCGAAGACCGCCATGTCAGGCTCCTTGAACCACAAGGGTACGGTCGATGACCAGGGCACCTTGCTGCGCGTTCAGCTCGTCAGCCAGAAACTGGAGCCGCTGGAGAGACATTGCCAAGTCCGCGTTCATCAACGCCACGGTGTCCCACGTCCGAACCACGCCGGGCAAGCGGTAGAACGCTGCCCCCGACAGGGTTGCCTTCTCGTAGCTGTCAGGCCACTGCACCATGTCGCTCGCGCCCGCGTAGTGGCTGAACACCTTGGTCGAGGTCTTGAAGACGTAAGTAGCCGTGCTTGCGTCCGTTGCCGCCGTGACTTCGTTGGTCACCTGGTACGCGGGACCGTCGACGATGGCCGTAACTTGGTGAAGCGTGAAGCTGACCACGAGATCTCCTCGGATTTCGGACGCGGTGCTTGCAACGCGGCGTGTAGAAATTATAGGGTTTTCGTCCTCGTGTTCCTAGGCATCGATCAGTCGCTGACGGGAACCGGGCTCTGCGTCCTCTCGGCCGCAGGCAAGCTGGTATCGTCGGCGTTGGTTACTCCGGACCATCTCCGTGATGGAGCCCGCCTGGTCTTCATCAAGAAGGCGGTGGCCTCGATGCTTTCCGGCGTCGAATTTGTGGCCATGGAGGGCTATTCCTACAATTCTGTGGGCCACGTGTTCGAGCTTGGCGAGATCGGCGGCGTCCTCAAAGTGCTCCTCGTCGAGCACGAGATCTCGTACATCATCGTGCCGCCTGTGCTTGTCAAGAAATTCGCCACGGGCACAACGCACGCGGACAAGGACGCGATGTTGTCTGCGGCGATCCGCCGCGGACATGATTTCGGCAAGAACGACGACCAAGCCGACGCCTTTTTTTTGGCCCATATCGCCCTGGCGTATGCGAAGAACACCGCCCAGCATCGCTGTGAGATGGACGTTCTGAGAACGCTGCGAAGCCCTCCGAAAGACAAGAAGCCCAAGCGACGCGCACGCCGCTTGATCCAAAACGCGATCTGATAACTGAAGGAGCCTGACCGTGCAAACCGCTGACGCCCCGTTCAATCTTCCCGTTGTACAACCCGTCACGGTTCGCAAGCGCGATGGACAGACGGTCCAGCCCTTCGACGTCGGGAAGATCGAGAGCGCGGTGCGCAAGGCATGGATCGAGGCCGAGGGTGCGGTCGACGAGGAAGGGCTTCATCGCGTTGCGACGTTCGTCTCGGCAACGCTTCGCGCGGACGTCGCCGACGTCGAACAGATCCAAGACGCTGTCGAGGTCGCGCTCATGCGCGCCAAGCAGTTCAAGGTCGCCAAGGCGTTCATCATCTACCGCCAGAAGCGGACCGAAGCGCGCACGGTTCGCAGGAAGCCGGACGCCTCGGCGGTCAGCGACTACATCCACGCGAGCAAGTACGCGCGCTACGTCCCGGAGATCCAGCGCCGCGAGATCTACGACGAGACGGTCGACCGCGTGGAAGGCATGCACCTGCGCCGCTTCGCGCACATCCCCGAGCTTCTCCCGCTCATCAAGCGTGCGCACGACCTGGTCCGGCAGAAGAAGGTCCTGCCGTCGATGCGGTCGATGCAGTTCGGCGGCAAGGCGATCGAGGCCAACCACAACCGCATCTACAACTGCTCAGCAACGCTCATCGACCGGCCGCGCGCGTTCGCCGAGGCGATATTCTTGCTCCTGTCCGGTTGTGGCGTCGGCTACTCCGTCCAGTTCGAGCACGTCGACAAGCTGCCACCGCTCGCCGACATCGACGAGAAGCTGGTCGTCCACCATGTCATCGACGACACCATCGAGGGCTGGGCCACCGCGCTCGACGCGCTCGTCAACGGCTACATCCGTGGCTACCACGTCGAGTTCGCCTACCACCAGATCCGTGCCGCCGGCGCCCCGCTCAAGACCAGTGGTGGCCGCGCCCCCGGGCACCGCAAGCTCAAGCTCGCACTCGAGCGCATCCGCGGCGTATTGCACAGTGCGCAGGGTCGCAAGCTCCGTCCGATCGAGTGCCACCGCATCCTGTGCCACGCGGCCGACGCGGTGCTCTCGGGCGGCATCCGTCGCTCGGCGATGATCTGCCTGTTCTCCGTCGAGGACAGTGAGCTGATGTACGCCAAGTCCGACCGCGACTGGTACTCGAAGGAGCCGTGGCTCGCCAACGCCAACAACTCGGTCGTGCTCAAGCGCGACGAGGTGAAGGAGAAGCAGTTCAAACGCATCTTTGGGATGACCAAGAACTTCGGCGAGCCCGGCGTCCTGTTCGTCTCCGACTACAGCCACGTCACCAACCCGTGTGCCGAGATCGGGCTTGACCCGCTCCTCGTCAACGAGGACGGCACCACCAGCACCGGCTGGGCGATGTGCAACCTCTGCGAGATCAACGCAGCGAAGCTGACGTCCTTCGAGGACTTCTCCGAGGCCGCGTGGGCCGCGACCCTCATCGGCACGCTGCAGGCGACGTACACGGACATGCCGTTCCTGGGCAAGGTCACCGAGGCGATCGTTCGTCGTGACGCGCTGCTCGGTATCGGGATGACCGGAATGCAGGACGCTCCGCACATCGCGTGCAACCCGGACTACCAGCGCGCGATCGCCGGCAAGGTCGTCCAGTGGAACGCCGAGTACGCCGCGATGGTCGGCATCAACCAGGCCGCGCGCACCACGTGCGTGAAGCCGTCGGGTACCACGTCGCTCGAGCTGGGCAACGTCGGCTCAGGCATCCACCCGCACCACGCGCGTCGCTACATCCGCCGCGTCACCGCAGACGAGCTGGAGGTCGTGTTCCAGGCGTTCCAGGCCGCGAACCCGCACATGTGCGTGAAGAAGCCCGACGGCAAGTGGGTCATCGAGTTCCCGGTCGAGGCCCCCGAGGGCGCGGTCCTCAAGGAAGACCTGTCGGCCGAGGAGTTCATGGAGATGGTGCGCTTGACCCAGCACAACTGGGTGGCACAGGGCGCGACACGACCGAGCTACATGCCGGGACTCTCGCACAACGTCTCGAACACGATCACGGTTCGTCCGTCGGAGTGGGTCACCGTCGCCGACTACCTGTGGGACCACCGTGACAGCTTCACCGGCGTGTCCCTCCTGTCGGACTCCGGTGACATGGTCTACGCGTTCGCGCCGTTCGAGGCAGTCAAGACCGAGGCGCAGGAGCGCCGCTGGAACGAGCTGATCGCAGGCTACAAGTCGATCGACTACCTCTCGGTGTTCGAGTCCGAGGACGGCACGAACCTGACGGGCGAAGCGGCGTGCGCCAACGGCGCGTGTGAATGGCACGCCTAGCACGCGTTGACGTTCGCTAGGTTGGTGCGGTAAACATACAGGATGTACACCTGCAGCAACTGTAGCGCGCCCTTCGACCCCTCTCAGGAGGGGCTCGTCGTCACCAGCAAAG